ATGGATTAAGTCAAGTAAGAGATCGTACATTTTACTTCTTTTGGAAAGGAGACCAAGTCCCACTCTTTGATTACATATATGAACCACCTACAACAATTGCTGATGATATAAGAGCAGTCAAAAGATGTGATAATGACCCAATGAGTCAGATACTTTGCAACGACGCTATCCCATCAGAGAATCCATACTATAAATACGTACTAGAAGTATTAGAAGGTGGAATCACACATAAAGAGTTTCAAGATAAAATTGAAAAAACTACTAATCCTATGGATTATATAGAAGAAAGAACAACTTATAAAGAAGTTGCAAAATGGATGAGAGAACATGGATATGATAATGTCGCAAAGAAATGCGATAGACAATACCATAAGCTCAAGTCAGGTGGTAACATAATGAGAAAAACTACTGAGATTCCTAAAGATAAAATAGGAGCCTTTGTAGGTCATATGCCAACATGCTTAACACATCCAGACGAAGACCGATATTTAACAGTAAGAGAAGCTTTATCGCTTATGAAGTTACCATTTAACTTTATACTGTTAAATCCTAAAAGGTCGTTGAACCACATATGTCAAAATGTACCAGTGACTACAGCCGAGCATCCTGCTCGAATGGTTCAAAAATATTTAAACAATCAGCTTGAGATGGTAGACACAAAGTTCTTGGTTCAGGATAATAAAAAAAGAACCTATAATTTTGAAAAAAACAGTTTACAACTCACTGATTTTATGGTATAATAGTATATAAGAAAATAAAACAAAGGAGTGATATATGCCCAGTATTGATTTAAGGCCAAGGCCAAATCGAAATCCACGAGATAAAAGACCTGTCAAGGAAATGCCGTTTGACATTGGTTTGAGAAAATTTAAGAAAGCCTGTGAAAAGGCTGGCATCGTACAGGAAGTACGTAAAAGAGAGTTCTATGAAAAACCTACAGCTAAGAAGAAAAGACTCAAAGCTGAAGCTGTTTCTAGAAGTAGAAAACTACAAAGAATCAATGATTCATACAACAGGCCAAACAAAGCCAGGAGAAGAAAATAATGTCTATAATGGATAAATTAAAAAAGAATAGCAAAATCAAAGATAGCGCTATCCTAAAGGAGTCAGTATTATTCAGTAATAAGGACATCATACCAACCTCAGTACCAATGGTCAATGTAGCTTTAAGTGGCGACATTGATGGTGGTCTTACATCAGGATTAACAGTACTTGCTGGTCCATCAAAGCATTTCAAAACATCATTTGCTTTATTGATGGGTGCAGCATATCTTGA